ATTGAAGAGTAATCACGAGGCGGTGGTGAGAAACGATGGCTAACAAAAAAGATAAAACTATTGAGCCAGTCCGTATGCAAGCGGGCGGGACGGTTTACACACCAGAAGAATACGCATCTAGCTACGTAGATTTTTACGCACCATTTTCTATTCAAGTTCAACAAGCTCCTGATCCGGATGATGATGATAGAGATGACGATCCCGTACGTCCGAACATCTTGACGCCCGTCGGTGAACGCGATGAAGGCGCACCGAATATTTTTTCTCAAGTCCCTATAGGCGACAGTAAAGCGGCTTACAACGCTACTTACAAAGACGTAAACGAGTACCTCGAAGAATTTGGAAAAGACGAAACTTACAAGGCTAACACGGGCGGTTTCGAAGACTACTTAAAGCGTGGCGCAGAGTCTATCAAGAAGCAGGGGCTTCTTCCGGCGGGTATTGTTTCGCTCACCGGACTTCCGACGGGTGCTTTGGCGTACGGTATGGGTAAGCTCAATCGTGAGCAACAACTAAAGAACGCAAACGCAATCTCTCAAGCCGGAGGAAAAGTCGGCTCGATGATGACAATTAACGGTCAGACCGTGAGTCGCCGACCGGGCAGTCGCATCTTCGATGGCACTCTCGTCGGCATGTCGAACGATCAGGCGTATCGTCTCGACGAAATTCGCCGGGGTTTCATTCCCGGTACGATGAAAGAAGTTCAGGTTGGTGAAGAAGACGGCGGGGGCTGGAACGATCCTACAGGTAAAAAAGGCATAGCCGGTGGCGGAAAAGACGACGACTACATCATCGATGCGTACGGCACAGTACACAGTGCCGGTGGCGCACAGATGGTTGGTGCGCTCCAAGCCGAACGCGCTCGTCAAGACTTTTTACGTAGTGAGTTGGAAAAGCGAGACTTGACGTTCACGGGGGATTTCGATGCGGCATCCCGTACGTTTATCACTTCGTACCGCGATCAAGCGAAGGGTGGACGCGGCATTTTTCAGACTACGGCCCGCGTAGACGATGGTACGTACGCAAAAGATTTTGAAAACTCTAGTGAGATTATTGACAATATCTTGAATGGTTTGTCGGGTGTTACTGGAAAAGCGAAAGCCGAAGAGGGTGGTGGCGCTCCTTCACCCACAACACAGCCGCCAGACCCCGCTGAAGAGGGAGGTGGTCCGGGAATCAACACGGGCGGCGACAGCGATGACAGCGGCATCGGTTATTCACCGGATGAAAGACCTGTGTACTACGAAGACGACTCCGACGAAGGGTATCAAACCGATCCCGGGGGTGGTTACTCCGATGTCGGCGGCGGCAACCAAGATGAAAACGAAGGTGGTTCCGGCTATGATGATAGTGGAATGTACGATGACGGTTACGGCGGAGGCGATGCCTACGGTGGTGTAATCACTCCCGGTCGCCCGCAGAACAAGGCATCTGGTGGCCGTATTGGTATGCAAGCGGGCGGCGTAGCCGCACAACCCGCCGGGTTCGTCGGTGGCCCACCCGAGAACTTCACCGACGGCCAGACCGTAGCGGACGATCAGCCGATGTCCGTCCCGGAGGGTACGTTTGTCATCAACGCGGCGGCTGTCGAGTTCGCCGGATCGGACGACATCAAAAAGATGCTTTCGAAGGCGTACACTAAACTCCAGAAAAAGGTTGACAAAACCATCGGCGTTGCTAAAATACCAACAGAGGATGAAATCGATGTTGCCGTCTCTCGTGGCGAAGTCATCGTACCTCCCGAAGTAGCAAAGATTATCGGCTACGACCGTCTCGAAAAAATCAACAATCGTGGCAAGAAGGAAGTCTCTCGTCGTCAAAAGAAGGCGGGAGGTGGATTCCTCGACGGAAAAAAGTTCGCAGACGGGGGTGAGGTCGATCTCGAATATGAAGATCGTATCATAGCGGACGAAGTACGTCGGAAGATGAAGGCGCTCGTCGAAAGTCTTCCGGATGATGTTGAGGTTGAGTCTGTCTATTTGCACCCCGGATACCCTGCAGCACAGCGTTATCAAGATGAATTAGCTCGTCTCAACGAAACTCTACCCATTACCGGACAATTTTTTTCAGATTCAAAGAGGCCAGTTCCAAGAACTGATAAATTTAAACGGACTAGAAATCCGAAAATAAATGTTCCTCAAACTCCTACGCTTTTTAATCTAGCTATTCTTGCAGAAGAAGTAGCGCATCAAGACGCTTTAAAACACAGAGAATTATACGATCCGAAAAAACACAAAGTAGATCGCGACACTTTCAAGATGGAACAAGATTATCTCGAAGAACTTCGAGCTAAAGATTTTGCTCTCGACGTTGTAGGAGCTTTGTTCCCCAAAGGCGAAAAAACAATTAGAGGCACTAGGGCTAGTTACGAAAAACAATTCGCTGAATATTTAACTCTTTCAGATGATCCTGAATTAGTCGAAACCTATCTTAAAAAACACCCAGAATTACGTCGGTTTATTAAGAAAGAGGATTACCCAGAAACAAAAATAGGAAGCACAATTATTCCCGGCGGAAGCATGTTGACTACCACCGACGAAAACTATTACGGACCGGGACAACCACAAGTAAGACCCGACAAGAGCTTTTTAGATGCGGCTTCGAGAGAGAATATAATCGCAATGAATGAGTATCACGCCTCTCTCGGCTACATGCTCGATCAGTTTAAGTATTTAGTGACTCAAATATTTATTCCGGATGCTGATAAGCCTGAATACGTGGGAGGATACACAGCATCTAAAGGCAAGTAAATACCCAAGATTCGCTGGCTACCCGCACAACGCGGCCCCAGCACAACCGGAGCGGCTACCCACAGCCAAGTGGCCCCGCGAGTGAGGTAAAATAAATGGCAAAACGAGTAAAAGGCCATCGTGCCAACAAAGCGAATGATTCGGTTGGAACTATCAACAATGATTCGCTCTATCGTGGAAAGCACCGCGAAGAAGTTTATCGTGATGACGATGACGACGACGAAGCGGAAGAAGCTATGGAAGCACAACAGGCGGACCCCGAAGAGGCTACTCCGCAGGAAAGCACCAGTTTCGTACAAGAAAAACAAGAAGCGGACCACGACTACAAGAAACGCTACGACGACCTCAAGAAGCACTACGATGCAAAGGTCAACGAGTTCAAGCAGGAAATCGCCGACTTGAAGACGGCAATGCAATCTCCTCAAGCACAGATGCCGGAAGGGGTACCAATGCCAAAGACGCCCGAAGAACTGCAAGCATTCAAAGACCAGTATCCCGAAGTGTTCGAAGTCGTACAGACCGTTTCTTCACTCCAAGCTGAATCCCAGCTATCCGAGCTTCGTAACGAACTCGGTACGATCAAAGAGCGGGAGAAGCAACTCGAAAAGCAGAAAGCCTACGAGGAACTGCTACGGTTGCATCCGGACTTTGACGATATCAAGGGCGATGAGAAGTTCCTTGAGTGGCTCGGAGAACAGCCGGAGTCTATCTCCGACGGCATCTATAAAAATAACACAGATGCACGTTGGGCGGCACGGGTACTCGATCTGTACAAAGCAGATATGGGCCAAACAAAGAAGCGTACCAAGTCTAAAAGCTCTGCTGCTGACGCCGTAACACGCGCACCGGCACGAGAGGTTCGTACCACAAATGCGAACGAAAAGATTTGGAAGGCTTCAGAAATCGGCAAGATGAAGCCGTGGCAGTTCGAACAGATGGAAGCTGAACTCGACGCTGCACGGGCAGAAGGCCGGATAGACTACAACAACTAACCCTAACCTCAAACAAGGAAGGATGATCAAATGGCTTTTGGTCGCGCTGCAGGTCACAACAACCTGCCTTCCGGTAACTTTACACCGGAAATCTTTAGCCAAAAGGTTCTCAAATTCTTCCGTCGCGCTTCGGTTGCAGAAGATATTACGAATACCGACTACGCTGGCGAAATCGAGAACTTTGGCGACACCGTTCGCATCATCAAGGAGCCGACAATCACGGTTTCTTCGTATGCGCGTGGTTCTGTAGTGAACCCGCAGGACTTGGCTGACGATCAGATCACTATGGTGGTCGATCAGGCTAACGCCTTCGGTTTCAAGATTGACGACATTGAAGAGCGTCAGTCTCACGTCAACTTCGAAGCACTTGCTACCTCGTCTGGTGCGTACTCGCTCAAGCGTAAGTACGACGCCAACATCCTGCAAGCTATCTCCGACGGTGCTGGCATTGCCGGTGCTGACGACGCTTCGCTTTCGGGTGGCCTGACCACCACCAACTCCTCTCTCGGTACGGCTGCTGCCCCGATTGATGTTGCTGGTACGAAAGACAACGCAATTAACCTGATGCTTCTGATGGCACGTACTCTGGACGACCAGAGCGTTCCGGAAGAGAATCGTTGGTTTGTTGCTCCTCCGGCATTCTATGAGAACCTGTTTGGTGCAGGTGCTAAGTTTGCCGAAGTTCAGGTAACTGGCGACGGCACTTCGCCGCTGCGTAACGGCCTTGTCATGCAGGGCAACATCGCTGGCTTTAACTGCTACAAGTCAACTGCCCTGAACTCGACGGGTGCTACTGATCAGGTCACCATGACCGGTCTGGCAACTGACGGCACTGAGAACCTCGTTCTCGCAGGACACATGTCCTCAACTGCAACCGCTTCGCACATCGCGAAGACTGAGGTTGTACGTTCGACTGAAACCTTTAGCGATATCATTCGTGGACTGCATGTCTTCGGTCGGAAAGTTCTCCGTCCGGAAGCCATCGTTCGCGGCGTTATCGACTTCGCGTAAGGGAGACTGAGTAATGGCGACTTTTACTATTACTGGCGGCGGCGCAACCGGATACGGTGCGAATGGCCCGAACGTCAAGGTAGCTAACGTAGTTATCGACCTTACGGATGATGACTTCAGCGCACTCGCTGCGACTGATACCATCGAAGCAATCGAAGTACCGGCTGGCACCATTGTGCTGTCCGCTGGCTACGAGATCGTGACTGTAGGCACCGGTTCCGGTACCCTGTCGCTCGGCGACGGCGGCGACGTAGATCGTTACGTAGCCGCAGTTGTCCAGACCGGTGCTGGCCAGAAGGCCGCACTGGCGGCTAACGTACCGCACCTGTACACTGCTGCAGACACCATCGACCTCACGAGTGCCACCGCTGTGTGTAACTCGAAGGTACGTGTGTGGGCCATCATGGCCGACTGCAATGGTACGACTGACGACTATACTGTCTCGATGTCGGCCTAACCAACCTGTCAGGGGGGCCACGTGCCCCCTTGACACCCTTTTAATTATGTGATAAAAGCAGGAACCTCCTGCGGGGATAAACCATATGGCCCGTAAAGCCGACAAGATGCCAGC